AGTAAAGCATTATTTTATATTTATAGTGTTGTATTTTTACAAATATTGTGGTATATGTAGATTCGTGACTATTTCCTAAAATGACTTTTAGAATCAGGTACTTATTATGGCTGGTAAAGCTTTAAGCCCAAACTGGCGGCTAAAAATACAATCTGCACGTCTTATTCAGTGTTTAGAGGATCATGTTTTCGGCAAGAATGACATGAAGGCGACTCAGATCAAAGCGGCTGAAATATTGCTTAAAAAGACACTGCCGGATCTTGCTACTGTTCAATCAACTGGTGATGCTGATAATCCTGTCAATATCACATATACATGGCAAACACCCAGCTAATCACTATTGATTACAGCCCTCGTAGGCTGTTTTTGCCCTTCCATTTTAGGTCTGAACGTTGGGCGGTTGTGGTTGCTCATCGGCGTTGTGGTAAGACTGTTGCTTGTATCAATGACCTTATTAAGAGGGCTTTGCAGGAAAACAAGCCAAATGGCCAATACGCTTATATTTGCCCGTTCTTGACCCAGGCTAAGTCTGTTGCTTGGATGTACTTATTAAGGTACAGCTTGTTGTGCCGTTCAAAGATGAACGCTTCTGAGTTGTGGGTGGAACTTCATAACGGCTCAAGAATTAGATTGTTTGGTGCGGATAATGCTGAGGCATTGCGTGGTATGTACTTGGACGGCATTATTCTTGATGAGTACGCTGATATGAAGCCTCGAGTCTGGGGCGAGATTATCCGGCCCTTGCTTGCTGATCGAAATGGAATTAATGGATACAAAACTTGGGCTGTCTTTATTGGCACGCCAAAGGGTAAGAATAATTTTTGGTCGCTGTATGACTTTGCTAAAAACGACAAGAATTGGCATGTAACTACGTTAAAGGCAAGCGAAACAGGACTGCTCCCTGCCGAGGAATTGGAAGATGCTCGTTCCATGATGAGCGAAGACCAATACTTGCAAGAGTTTGAGTGCAGCTTCGAGGCGGCTATTCTTGGGGCCTACTACGGCAAGGAAATGCGAATTGCTCAAGAAGAGGGGCGAATCACTGAGGTCAAATACGATCCTGCCTTGAAAGTGTATACGGCTTGGGATTTAGGCTATTCAGATGATACGAGTATTGTATTCTTTCAGATTGGACGTAATGACATTCGAGTGATAGACAATTATGCTGGCTCTGGCTTGTCTATGGGTGATTACTTGTCGATAGTCAAGTCTAAAGGTTATAACTACGCTACTCATTATCTGCCACATGACGCTAGGGCAAAGACCCTTGCCTCTGGTGGTAAATCTATTCAAGAAATGGCAGAAAAAGAGTTGGGCATTTCTAATGTGCGGATTGTTCCTGAGCTGTCATTACAAGATGGTATTCAAGCGGTTCGCTCGATATTCCCGCGATTATGGTTTGATGAAAAAAAATGCAACGAGTATGACCTGCTTGAGTCTTTGAGACAATATCAACGGGAATGGGACGACGACAAGAAAAGATACAGAGACAAACCACGCCACGACTGGACTAGCCACAATGCTGATGCTATCCGATACATGGCGATTGCTTGGAGAGAAGAAGCCAGCTTGCAGCCCAAGCCTAAGCCTAAATTCTGGAATGACATTAGCCTCAATGAGTTATGGGAACAAACAGATAAAAAGAAACATTCGCGCATTTGATACAAATGTGTTATTATTGCAACAAATCATCAAAAAGGGCTTGCAATGGCTTACGATTGCGAGTTTTGGCGCTCTGAGCTGAAACGATATAAAGATGACTATTTACATTTTACTAAATCCGGCAGAGATTTGGTAAAACGCTTTCGTGATGAGCGAAAAGACAGCGAAAACGCCGATACTAGATTCAATATTTTTTGGTCAAACATCAAGACATTAAAACCCGCAGTATATTCCCGCGCGCCTAAAGTTGAAGTTTCACGTCGTTTTGACGATCAGAATCCGGTGGCTCGTACAGCTTCGACCATTTTAGAGCGGGCTATCGAGTACGAATTAAAACAATATCAAGACTATCATTCTGCGCTGTCTAATTGCGTAGATGATAGGCTGATTGTCGGTCGTGGTATTGCATGGATTCGATACGAGCCTAAGATAGAAACGGTAGAAGAGCCGACGATTACAGATGATATTGAGACTGGTGAATACGAGCCATTAGAACGTGTTGTCGATGAGCGTTGTCCGGTAGATTATGTGTTTTGGGATGACTTTGCTCATACTCCTGCCCGTACATGGGAAGAGGTGACTTGGGTAGCTCGTCGTGTTTATCTGTCTAAAGACGAAGGCTTAGAGCGTTTTGGCGATGTCTTTCGTGACGCGCCAATGACCAATGTGCCTAATAAAGACGGCGAAGATACAAAAAGCGCGGAAACTTTGAAAAAATCCCCAGTATGGGAAATTTGGTGCAAAACAAGTAAAAAGCTGTATTGGTACGCTGAAGGCATGGAAGTTTTGCTTGATGAGCGTGACGACCCGTTGCAATTAGAAAACTTTTTCCCTTGCCCCAAACCAATTTACGCCACAATTACAACCAACAGCCTTTCTCCGATTGCTGATTTCAAAATTTACCAAGATCAGGCTAATGAGATTGACGATATTACCGCGCGAATCAAGCATTTAACCCGCGCCTTAAAAGTTCAAGGTATTTATGCTGCGGATGAGGCCGCGCTTACTCGATTATTCAAAGAAGGTAACGATGCGGTAATGATCCCAGTAGAAAACTGGCCTCGTTTTGTTGAGCATGGCGGCCTTTCACAAGCCATTCAGTTCATGCCGCTTGGCGAAATTATCCAAGCATTACAGCAGCTATACCAAGCCCGTGAGTCTTGCAAACAGATTATTTATGAGATTACTGGCATTAGTGATATTTTGCGCGGATCCTCGATTGCAAGTGAAACTGCTACGGCACAACAGATTAAATCTCAATATGCAGGTATTCGCTTGGGAGAAATGAAGGACGACGTTGCTCGTTTTGCTCGTGAATTGCTGCGAATGAAGGCCGAGGTAATTTGCTCTAAGTACCAACCGGAAATTATTTTGCAAGCATCTGGCATTGCTTATACAAAGGATGCTCAATATGCACCTGAGGCTATCGCATTGCTAAAAAACGAGACTCTTCGAAATTTCCAAATTGACATTCAAACAGATACCTTGGTGGAACTTGATGAGGCCGGAGAAAAACAAGCTCGAATTGAGTTTTTAACGGCTGCGGGTGGATTCTTGGATAAAGCTGTAAAAGCTGGACAGGCTGCGCCAGAATTGCAGCCATTGTTACTAAGCATGTTGTTATTTGGTGTTCGCGGGTTCAAAGTTGGTCGTGAACTGGAAAATGATTTTGAGCAGATTGCAGAGCAGTTAAAACAAAAAGCACAAACGCCGCCACAGCCAAATCCCGAAGAAATGAAAATCCAAGCCGAGCAGCAAAAATTCCAGCAAGAAATGCAGTTAAAAATGCAAGAATTCCAGCAGCAAATGCAAATGGAAATGCAAAAGCACCAAATGACTTTACAGAATGAATTGGAAAAAGAACGGCTAAAGATTGAGGCCGATATTTTAATGAATCGTGAAAAGATTAGTTTAGGAGTTTAATATGTCAGGTATTGTTCATAATACTGTTTTTGATAGCTCAATTGGGCAATGGGTTCCTCAATCCTCCGGTGCGGGAGCAATGAGTGGCGCTGCAACTGTTTCATTGCCAAATGATGTTACGATTACTGGGCCGACCGCTCAATCCGCCATCAATACTGATTTACTTACCGGGACTGTAAACGGTTGGTATGATGCGGCTGCTTTTCATAGTGGCGCGATTCAAATTATTGCAAGTGCGGGGATTTCTGCTGGTGCAATTACTTTTGAGCAGACAAATTCCACATCTGCAACAGGTCAAAGCTTACCAGTTTGTGAGCCTGCAACTATTGCAAATAGCCAGCTAATTGGCGCTCAGACGATTGCCGCAAGCACGGCTCGTATTTTTACTTTCCCTGTCACTTGCCGTTATGTACGCGCTCGTATTTCTACAGCTTTTGTGGGGGGTACAGTCCAAGCGGTTGGCGTGTTTAGTGAATTGTCTTATGCGGCTACAGCGGTTCAAGCACTAAACCCTACAGCAGCCAACTTAAACGTAACCGCTTCTATTGCTGCATCTCAAACTTTAGCAACGGTTTCATCTGTTACGGCATCAAATACCGGTTCAACAACTTTAGTTGCTGATGTTGCAAGTGCTGCATTAACTACTACAACAACTACGGCAGCATTTACTCCTACTTTTGGCATTTCTTACCAAGTAAACATTCCGGTAACTGCTGTTTCAGGAACTACTCCTACTTTAGATGTAAGCATTGAAGAATCAGATGATAACGGAACAAACTGGTTTAAAGTTTATGATTTCCCGCGAATTACAGCAACAGGGATTTACCGTAGCCCTACAATTCCTTTAACTGGCACTCGCGTTCGATATGTTCAAACTGTCGGAGGTACTACTCCGAGCTTTACCCGTGCAGTTAACCGAGTGCAATCTAGCGCCAATGCTTTGCCAGTCCGTCAACTAGTTGACCGTTCAATTGTATTAACAACATTAAATAGCGTTACGCCAACATTGCTTGCTCGTGATTGCGGTAATTCGACACAGTTAGTCATTAACGTAGGTGCAATTACAACAACCGCCCCAGCTATTCAATTAGAAGGCAGCGACGATTTCGGCATTACATGGTATGCAATTGGCTCGCCTTTAACTGCGGTGGCATCTAGCACTGTGCAGGTAACTGTAAATAGTATTAACGCCGCTGCTGTTCGGGGCCGAGTTTCTACTGCTGGTGTAGGTGTTACTGCTGGTTATGTAATGATTAAGGCGCACGACTAATGCCTATCTATCAGACAAAGTGCTACAAATGCGGCGCTGAAACTGAGATTTATAGAAGCGTTGCGAATAGAGAAGATACCGATGCGTGCTGCGGTGAAAAAATGAGTTTAGTTATCACGGCACCTATGGTTATGAGCGATATTCAGCCATATCGCTCAATGATTGACGGTAGCTTGATTACATCACGTTCACAGCATCGTGCCCATTTAAAAGCGCATGGATGTGTAGAAGTAGGAAATGAGCCTATGGCACCTAAAAAACCGTCATGGGTTGATGATAAGCGGCAAAAAGAAAGTTTGCGCCGTGAGATTGCAGCACGTTTAGACACTATTTAAGGAAAGAAAATGGCAGATTTGGAAACCCAAACAAACCAAGAAACATTGGACACTCGTGATGTAGTTGCACAAGAGCTTGATAAATTAGAGCAAACGGAAGAAAAAGAAGAGGCAGAAGTAAAGGAAAGCGATACAGAAGATCAAAAGGAAGAAATCAAGGCGGAAGAAAAACCGCAAGAAGATCAACAAGAAGAGCAAAAAGAAGTTGAAGAAGAAGTAAAGCAAGAAGAGCCGCGCCGTAATCCTTTTTCTGCTTGGAAAAAAGAAGCGCAATCGGCTTTGTCTGCGTTGCCCGCTGAAACCCAGCAATATATTATTGAGCGTGAGCAGCAATTCCATAAAGGCATTCAGAGCTACAAAAACGATGCTTATTTTGGACGTTCGATTAGTAAAGCTTTAAGCCCGCACAATGAATACCTGCAACAAGTTGGCATTACGCCAGAACAAGCAATTAGCAGACTAATTGCATCTGAAAAAGCATTAAGAACAGGTACACCTGAACAAAAAACGCAAGCATTTTTAAAATTGGCGCATGACTACGGCATAGACGTGCATAGTCTTTCGCAAATTCCATTTGATGCTCGTGCATATTCACTAGAGCGTCAGATTGCACAGCAACAGGAAGCACTAGAACAGTTATCTCAGTCTCGACAGGCTGAACAAGAAGCGCAACTCGGTCAAACAATCGAGCAATTTGCGCAAACCCGTGAGCATTTTGAAGAAGTACGCGAAACAATGGCCGATTTATTGGAAAAAGGTCTTGCAAGTGACTTGGACGATGCTTACAACAAAGCAATTCGTTTGAACGATGATTTATTTGCTCGTGTTCAACAACCGAAAATAGTCAACATTCAACAAGCAAATCAAGCAGCCAAAGCAGCTAAAGCAGCCGCAGTATCTGTAAAAGGTTCGCCTGTCGGAGTTACACGTTCAGCAGAGCCAAAATCAACAGAAGAAGCGGTGCGAGAAGCTATGGCTAATTTAGGACTTTAATTAGGAGTTAATCATGCCTTTCGCAAACTCGACAATTAGCGATGTCATCGCTACCACAATCGAGAGCCGTACTAAATCGGCTCAAGATAACTTAACAGCAAATAACCCTTTGCTAACACGCTTGAAAGAACGTGGAAATATTAAAACCATTTCCGGTGGTTCTACTATTCTTCAAGAGATTTTTTACAATGACCCAGCAACTAACTTTGCGGCCTCTTATAGTGGTTATGAGACACTAAACATTAGCCCAGATAGCCCTATTTCTGCTGCTCAATTCAGCATTAAGCATTATGCTGATGCGGTAACTATTAGCGGCCCTGAAATGCTGGCAAACAGCGGTAAAGAACAGATGATTGAATTGCTTGCTACCCGTGTAGAAATTGCACAGGCACGTTTGATGAATAAAATCGACGCTGACTTGCATTTAGACGGTACAGGTAATTCCGGTAAAAACTTGGTAGGTTTAGCTGCCATGATTTCTACTTCGCCTACCACAGGTACTTATGGTGGTATTGACCGCTCTGCCTATTCTTTCTGGCAAAATGGCGCTTACACTGGTACTGGTTTGACTGGGGCGGCTTTGACTGCTGCTAACATTCAAAATGCAATGAATACGGTTGCGCTTTCTCGCGTTCGCGGAAATGATCGCGTTGACTTTATCTATGCTGGTGCAACTGCTTATAACCTGTACCTGCAATCGTTGCAAGCCATTCAGCGTATTACCGATGAAACAAAAATGGGTGCTGCGGGCTTTACTGCATTGAAATATTACGGTGCTGGTGGTTCTGCTGATGTTATCCTCGGTGGTGGTATCGGTGGCAACCAATCGGCTACTCGTATGGACTTTATCAATACTAAGTTCGTGCTTTTCCGCCCTCACAAAGATCGTAACTTTGTACCTATTGGCGGTGACCGTCAAGCAGTTAACCAAGATGCGGTTGTTCGTTTGCTCGGTTGGTCTGGTGCTTTGACTTGCTCTGGCGCTCAGTTTAACGCCGTACTGACTACAACTTAATAGGAGTATTTAACATGCCTTATACCATTACCTCTCATATTATCGGCCCCCAGCCTATTGCTGTAACCGATACCGTTCAAAACCATCCGGTAGGCACTGTTGTTACTGCTTCTGACCCTGTTTATGGTGCTGGTGAGTTCATTTACCTAAAAGGCGTAGCGTCAACTGCTATCGGTGATTTAGTAATTTATGATACTTATGCAAACACCACAAAACGGGCGGCTGCTGGTGACCGTGGCCCTGCTGCGGTTGCTATGTCTGCTAACGTAGCTAACCAATTTGGTTGGTATCAAATTGGTGGCGCCGCGGTTGTTAAAGCCGCTACTGTTGCTGCAAACGGTAACGTGTATGTAACTGCTACTGCTGGTACTGTGGATGATGCTGTTGTGTCTGGTGACAAGATTGACGGCGCACGTTTCAAAACTGCCGATGGCACTCCGTCTGCTGGTTTTGCGATTGCGCAGTTGGCTTGGCCTTCATTGAACGCTAACGGCTGATGTAGTATGGGGCTGGCATGGTGCTGGCCCCGTTTTTATAGGAAAAAAAAATGTCTGAACAGATTACATACGTAGGCGAAACCGCAGGCGATGAATTTTTAAATGTGCAATTTTATTCCCGCTACGTTGACGGCACAGAATTCACTCAAGGCGGTGAAGTAGATTTCATTAAAATTGAAATTCCGGGTGATAAAACATTATCAATTGATGTTCCGGTGGAAGATAATCATAAATTACGTTTTCGTAAAAAATGGGAAGCGTATCAACAATTAAAATCAATTACTGGAACTCCTCTGTCGGAATGGGATGATGTCCCAGAAGGTTTAAAACGTGAGTTTGAATATCGCGGTTTCTTGTATGTTGAGCAGCTTGCAAGCGCCCCAGATTCAGCGTTAAATAGCATTATGGGTGGCGCTTCATGGCGCAAAAAAGCAATTGCGTTCTTGGAACGTGGTAAAATCAACCACGAAGATTTAATTAAGAAGCAGCAAGAACAGATTGAAGAAATGCAGCGCCAAGTTGCTGAATTGTTAGCAACCAAGCGTAAGAAAAAAGACGAAGTAACTGAACAAGCGGAGTAATAAGAAATGGCAACTCTATTAACTAATATCCAAGATGTTTGTTTAGAGCTAGGGTTGCCAGTTCCTAATGCTGTAGCAACTTCTAACGATGAGGCTACATTACAGTTATTAGCTTTAATGAATCGGGTGGGTAGCTCTCTTACCACTGAAACAAATTGGCAGTTTTTAGCCAAAGAGTACAGATTTCAAACTCAGTATTATCAATACACAGGTAATTCCACGTTAAATAGCCAAACGCTAACCGGAATGTCCAGCATTACTGGCTTGACTTCCGATTTTATGGTTATTGGTGACGGTGTAATGCAAGACACCTTTGTTACTGGTGCGACGGGCAGTACAGTATCTATTAGTATCCCTGCAACCGGAACAACTACAAGCAGTACATACACTTTTGGACAAGTAAATTACGCCATGCCGTCAGATTATGAGCGAATGGTGAATAAAACCCAGTATAACAAGTCTAACCGCTGGTCTATTATTGGCCCTAAAGATGCACAAGAATGGCAATGGCTAAAGGCTAGTTATGTTACTACTGGCCCGCGTATGCGTTTTAGAATTATTGGAAATAAGTTTTCTGTATGGCCCGCGCCGTCTGCTAAATTGGTTTTAGGTTTTGAATATCAATCAAATGCTTGGGCTGTTGATTCATCCGGCAACACTAAGCAAAAATTATCTGCCGATGATGATACTAGCTTGTTTCCTGATAAGTTATTGATTCTTGGTACAAAGCTAAAATATTTTGAAATTAAAGGCTTTGATACTACGGCGCTGCAAAATGACTTTAACCGAGAATTAAGCAAGTTTATGGCGCAAAATTCTGGTGCCGATACCGTTTCATTAGCGCCAAAATACCCAGACATTCTGCTCACTCAAAACAATATACCTGATACTGGCTACGGGAATGTATCATCATGATAGTAGCAAACGTAAAAGGCGCGCCAAAAAGGTTATGCCAAAAAGCTGTGGGCACAACTTCCACGCTACTTTATACGGCTCCTGCTGATGGTAAAGCAGCCATTATAGACATGCGATTTATAAACACCACAGGCGCGACTATTGGGCTTAGTTTGTATATTGGCTCCGTTGCGGCTGGTAATGAATTTGTTTTTTCAGGATCTGATATTGTTAAAAATAATCAAGCCAGTTTTTCTGGTTTTCAAATATTAGACGCAAATGAATCGCTTTACGCTGTGGCTACTAATACAGGAGTATCCGCAACTATTTCAGGATTAGAACGAGTATGAGACAAGTTTCTAACATTGTTTCTATTCCGGCGCCAATTAAAGGTTGGAATGCCCGCGACCCTTTGCCAGCAATGGAGCCGACCTATGCGCCGATTTTAGATAATATTTTTTGCTTGCCTTCTGAGCTAATGATTAGGAAGGGTTATACAAAATGGTCAACATTTACGGGTAACTGTGAAACGATTATTGATTATGCTACCAGCACAGGCACAAAAAAATTTTTTGCGGCTGTCGATAATTTTGGTGCGTGTTCGATTTACGATATTACGTCTGGTGGTGCTGTTGGCGCTGCCGTAGTTTCTGGCTTAACTAGTGCAAAATTTAAACATGCTTATGTCGCTACATCTGGTGGTAATTTTGCTTACTATGTAAATGGGGTTGATTCTGCTAGATTATATGACGGTACAACATGGTACGCAGTGACAAACGTATCTGTGCCTTATGCAATTACAGGCCCAGCAGACACTAAATTTAAAGATGTTATTGTCCATAAGCGTAGATTGTGGTTTTTGCCTGAAAACTCTACAAAAGTATGGTATTTGCCAACTGACCAAATTGCAGGCGCGGCAGTATCGTTTGACTTTGGCCCTATTTTCACCCGTGGCGGTAAAATTACAAAGATTGATACATGGTCGTTGGACGCAGGCACAGGTTTAGATGATAACTTTGTGATTTTCACTAGCGAAGGTGAGGTAGCTGTTTATACAGGTACAGACCCCGCTTCCGCTTCTACTTGGTCGTTGCAAGGTGTTTTTTATATTGGTTCTCCTACTGGAACGGGACACACCTGCAAATACGGCGGCGATTTGCTTATTATCAATAAAGATGGCATTGCACAAATGTCTAAATCTTTAATGTCAAGCAGAGTTAGTACGTGGTTGCAATTGACCGATAAAATTCAGCCAAGACTTGCAGACGATACAACTACTTATCAGGCTAATTCTGGGTGGGATTTATTGCTACACCCACCAATGAATATGCTGCTGGTAAACATTCCAATAAGCCAAACAGAATCATATCAGTATGTAATGAATACCATCTCTGGCGGGTGGTCAAGATGGACTAACATTCCTGCTAAATGTTGGATTTACACTAAAGACATGCTTTTGTTCGGTGCGAATGGATATGTTGGCTATATGTGGTCGGCGCAAAATGATAATGGCGCGGAAATAGTCGCGGAAATTTTGCCTGCTTATCAGAGTTTTGGCGTGCAAAGCCGATTAAAGCGCTGGACAATGGGGCGCGTCCTTATTGGTAGTGATTCTGACGCGGTATATGGCTCTCGTGTTGAAGTAGATTTCAACTTAAATAACAAAGCACTTACTTTGCCTTTTAACTTTCAAACATCTACCGCCAAATATGGTTCTGCGGTGTACGGCTCATCTATTTACGGCGGTTCTATTGTAATTAAAAGCCAATGGAAAAATGTGACAGGCGTTGGATATTGGGGTAGCTTACACATGAAAATCAGCACCAAATTTGCTGATGTGCGGATTTATTCTTATGATTTGGTTATGGAATCTGGCGGGAATATATGATTGTTACAGATGGCTATGATATGGCCGATTGGCTTTCTAAACAATTAAAAACAGTTAGTTTTGACGATTCAACTAAATATATAGGATTAGTTCGAGACGAAAAATTAGTTGCCGTTTGCGGTTATTCAAATTATGAAAAAAAGTCAATTAGTCAACATATTGCGGCTATTGGCAATCTAAATTATGAATTTTTGCATTTCATTTTTTACTACCCATTTATTCAGCTTGGCGTTAAAAAAATAATTGGGCCAATAAAATCAAATAATCATAAGTGCTTAAAATTTGCAAAAAAATTAGGATTTAAGCATGAAGCAACGATTTCAGAGGTTTATGAAGATGCCGATTTATTTATTTTGACAATGGAAAAAAAAGATTGTAAGATGCTGTTATTGGGCGACCCCAGCAATAATTTAACTTAACAGGAATTATTATATGGGCGACGTTTTTAAACCTTCTCAACCTTCCCCTCCTCCAGCCCCAGATTACACCAGCGCGGCTAACGCAACTGCACAAGGTAATTTAGAAGCAACTAGGGCGGCAATTAAAGCAAATCGCGTAAACCAAAAAACCCCTTATGGGTATATTTCTTGGAATCAAGAAGGTTCAGACCCAGACGCTGGGTGGTCGGTAACTCAATCATTATCGCCTGAGCAACAAAAGCTATTTGACCAGAATATGCGGATTAACCGAGGCTTGGGCGATGTTTCTGAGCAAGGTTTAGGATATGTGCAGTCTGCGCTTGATAAGCCATTAAGTTTTAGCGGTATGCAAGAATTAATGTCGCCCGGACAAATTCAGCAGGCGGCAAGTGATGCGGCATATAAAAACGCAATGAGATATGTTGAGCCAAGAATGCAACGGCAACAATCTCAGCTTGAAAATCAACTTGCAAACCAAGGCATTACCCGTGGCTCAGAGGCTTGGAATGCTGCAATGCAAGATGCTCAAGCAAACCAGCAAAACATTTATGACCAAGCGCAAAATAACGCTTATCTGCAAGGTCTGCAAGGCGCAGGGCAAGCGTATAGCCAAGCACTAGGCCGTCGTCAACAGCAGATTGGGGAAGCGCAAACATTACGACAAGACCCGATTAACATGCTTAACGCAGTTCGTAGTGGCTCTCAAATGCAAGTTACTCAATTGCCACAGCAAATGCAAGTGCCTTTACAGGCTACGGCTGCCGGCCCTGATTTGTTGGGGGCTACACAAGCACAAGCTGCTTATAATCAGAGTTTATACAATGCAAATTCTGCAAGATCATCTAATGCTTTGGGCGGTTTATTTGGTTTGGCTGGCGCTGGTATTGGTGGTGCGTTTGGTGGTATTAACGGCGCACAGCTTGGTTATGGATTGGGCAGCGGATTAGGTCGGGGGTTCTAATGTTTGACCCGTATGAACAACAGATAGTTGGACTGCAAAGACAACAAGAAACCGCAAGAAAGCTGCGAGAACAAGCCATGCAGCCAATTGAGGGGCAAATGATTTCTGGCTGGTATGTAAAGCCTTCGCTTGCTCAAGGATTGGGGCAGGCTTTACGTTTATATGTTGCACAAAAACAAGAAGATCAAGCAACCAAAGGCATTGAAGAGGCCGTAAATCAACGTAAAGCACAGCGTGAAAGCTGGCTATCTCAAATGCCAAAAACTCAAACACAGATAGAACAATTGCCGTCTGATGTTCAAGGGCCGCCACAATCTCAAGTTGTGCAGCCAAAGACCGAGGATTATCTTAATTGGGCTACCCAAGGGATGAATATTGACCCACAAGCCGCGCAAATGGGTATGAATTTTGCAAACTTAGCCGAAGGTAGAAAAGATAGAGCAGAAATGCTTAAATCTCGTCTTGATGAAGCTAGACTTGCTAGACAAGAGCAATTGCAAGCGCGTCAAGATATGCTTTCTCAGCAATTTGAAAATCAAAAAGAACTAGCAAAAATGAATATTCAGTCTAGACAAGATTTAGCTAGACTGGCTGCTGCACTTCGTCCTGCACCACAAGCACAATCTCCTGTTGCTGTTATGGGGCCAGATGGTAAGCCTATATTTGTGCCGCCTAGTATGTCTTATGGTAGGCAACCATATAACGCAGCATCAGAAGCTAAGCAAATGGCATTTGAGCAGCAAAAAAAGCAAAATGAAATCAGCGCACAGCAAGCATTAGATCAGTCTGCTATGTTGTATGCCCACCCCGGAAGACAGGCTGGAACAGGTATGTCTAGTTGGATGTCTAATATCCCCGGCACTGACGCGAGAGGATTTAAAGCTAACTTAGACACATTTAAAGCTCAAACTTTTGTCCCAATGATTTCAGCCCTGAAAGGGATGGGTGCTTTAACCGATAAAGAAGGCAAAACATTGATGGATTCTGTCGGTGCTCTTGACCCAACAATGAAGGAAAAGGAATTTGAGGATTCTTTAAAACGGATTTCAAATATGCTTTATGAAAAAGCAAAAGCATCCGGTTTAAATGTTTCATTGCCAGAATTTGCTAATTCAAATGCCGTTAAAAGCAATAGTAATGTTAAGTTTTTAGGGTTTGAATAATGCCTATTGCTAAATTTCAAATGCCAGATGGACGGATCGCACGATTTGAAGTGTCAGAAGGTACTACGCCTGAACAAGCGCACGCTTTAATTCAGAGTAGTTTGTCGCCACAACAAAATGAACAGCAAAACGCAGAAGAAAAAAGCGGCTTGCGTAATTTTGGTGAAGGCGTTTTGAGAGGCGCTGGGGGAGTTGGGCGAACTTTACTTTCTCCGGTGAAAGGTATTGCTGATTTTATTTCTCCACCAGAATCAACATTAGAAACTTTGGTTACTGGCAAAAAAAAGTTAAACCCAGTTAGTTCCTATATCAATCGTATTGATGAAGGGCTAAAACAACTAGACACCGAAAATAAAGACTCAGGATTATATACAGCGGGTAAAATTGGCTCACAAATTGCTATGACCGCACCCGTTGGCGGTGTTTTAGCTAGTGGTTTAACAAAAGTTGCCCCAAGTGCGGTAAACCTTGCTCAAGCGCTTAGAACAGGCGGTTTTTCTGGTGGTAATTTAGCCACTAGAATGGCTGGTGGGGCTATTTCTGGCGGCGCAAGCGCTGGATTGGCTGACCTAGATGAGGCAAAAACAGGCGCATTGATTGGCGGTAGTATTCCGTTGGTTGGAACGGCTGTTAAAGGTATTGGCAGGGCATTAAGAGGCGCGGCTGGTATGCAGTCTGGTGCTGGCTCTGATGCATTAAAGATTGCTTATGAAGCTGGTCAAGAAGGTGGACAAGCCGCCAAACAATTTAGAGAAAACATTGTAGGAAAAGCCGATTTTGCTGACGCACTAGATAGCTTCAAACAAAACATTTCAAACATGCGTCAAGCTGCACAAGCAGAATATAGAGCAGGCATGGCGAATGTTTCTAAAGACAAAACTGTTTTAGATATTCAGCCAATTTACGATGCTGTAAAAGATGCAGCAAAATCCAATGCGTTTAAGGGTATATCTAAAGACGATAAAGCCGCAGAAGTGCTTAAAAAGATTAAATCAGAAGTTAATGATTTTCAATTTTTAAACCCTGCTGAATATCATACACCAGAAGGATTGGACGCTTTAAAACAGCGTGTAGATAGTATTATTGAAAGCATCCCTATCGAAGATAGAAACTCATTAAGGGTAGCCAATAATGTCAAAGGTGCTATTAAACAGCAAATTGAAAAACAAGCGCCTGAATACAGTAATGTAATGAAAAAATACAGCGTTGCGGCTGATGAAATTGACCAAGCGCAAAAAGCATTGTTATCTGGCCGTGGCGAAAATGTTGAATCATCTATTCGCAAATTGCAGTCTTTAATGAGAAATAACGCAAATACTAATTACGGTATGCGCGGAGAAATGGCAAAAAACATCCAAGAGGCTGGCGGGAATGAGTTTATGCCAGCATTAGCAGGACAGGCATTAAGAGAATGGACACCTAGAGGTTTACAAAAAGCTGCTGCTGCGCCGTCTGCCGCGCTTGGTTATATGGCTGGTGGTGTTCCTGCTGCTGTTATGGGTGCGGCGTTATCTTCTCCAAGATTGAGCGGTGAAGCTGCGTTTATGGCAGGCCAGATAGCAAAAAAATTAAGGAATCCAACTGTTTTGAATGCTAGAGAAACAGCAGTAAAAATAACCCCTACTTTTGCAAGTCAATACTATGAAGACTAACGCGCAAGAATTTATCGGACTTTTGTTTGCATCACGAGATTATGCTCACAAAGCCCACTTAAACACAAAAAGCTATGCACAGCACATGGCGCTTAATACGTTTTACGATGAAATTATTGAGTTAGCCGATAATTTTGCGGAAGCGTGGATGGGTAGAAATTTGCAGCAAATAGGCGATATTCCTTTGCTAAAAACTCAACAAGGCGAGCCTTTAAGTGTTTTAAAACGTCATTTAGACATTATTGAAGAAACGCGAGATTTTGTGCCAAAAGAAGATACTGCGTTACAAAATATTATTGATGAGATTGTGGGGCTGTATCTTTCCACTTTGTATAAATTGAAATTTTTGGGGTAAAAAATGCCATTTGACGGAAGCGGAAATTATAACTTACCCGGCCCCGCCCTAGTTGACGGTCAAACCGTATCGGCAACTGAGCACAATTCATTTAGAAATGATATTGCTGCTGCAATGGATATTGTGGTGACTCGTGATGGTCAGGCTCCTGCTACTAGTAATCTTCCTATGGGCGGTTTTAAGCATACTAACGTAGCAGATGGAACCGCTTTAACTGAATACGCTACTGTCAAACAATTACAAACCCGTGCCACTAATTACTTAACGTCCGTTAGCGGCAATAATACTATCACCGGATTGGCTTCACCTTCTCCTACTTCTTATCAAACAGGTCAAGAATTTACATTTTTATCAGTTGGAGCAAATACTGGGCCTGTTACATTAAATGTAAGTTCATTAGGCGCAATTTCTATTAAAAAAGCTGGAAATGTTAATTTAATTGCAAATGATATTCCAGCAAATGCTATTGTAAAGGTTATTTATGATGGCACTAATTTTGAATTAGCTACAATTTATGTTTCTGATGGTTCTATTACTACCGCAAAATTTGATGCATCGGCAAAATCTCCTCTTGCTGGTGTTGCCGATTCTGCTTTATCCGCCACTTCTGCCGCAGCAACTCAAAGTCAATTAGACAATAGTTTAAAAGCAGCATCGACGGCTTACGTAGATAGAATTAACGTCCCCGTAAGGCAGACCGTATTATCAGGCCCAGTCGATTCAAGCGGGCTATCTGCTTTTGGTGGTTCTACGGGCAGCACTACTGTCACAATGTCTGGGACTTTGATTGCAACTGCATCAAGCGGTGCAGACAATCGCCGAGGTTCTGTTACTAATGCATCGTGGACTGGGCTATCCACCAACGGAACTATGTATTTGTATTTGGATATTGTTGCTGATGGTTCTTGTACCACAGGAAGTACAGCACTATTGCCTACATATCAATGGGGCGGAACTTATAGCACAACAAACAACCAGCACACTTTCAACATCCAAGAAATGCAAATGCGGGTTGGTAATGGCACAACAGCATCGCAAGTGTGGAGGGTATTTGTCGGGCAAGTTACGGTGTCTGGGGGGGTGGTTACGGCGATTACTTGGTACGCGCTTATGGGTAGATATGTAAGCGCTTGGGTGTCTATTTCTGCGGCGGCAACCGTTAATTTTTCGCATAACATAGGCTTGTCGCCGTTGCAATATATTGCAAAGGGCGCAACCAGTTCAGCGGGCGCGGGCGAGTCTGACTTTATGCTTTCAAACTCAACCCCCGCTACAGGAGGCGCTTGGTGCTTAATGCCAACTTCAACATCAATTTCTGTGCAAGCCGATCCATCAGTAGTTCGGATCGCGCAAACCAGTTCCCCGTACTTTACAACGGCAACGCACTGCCGCGTTGTTGTGAACAGAGGGTGGTGACGGGTGCAATTCCAAACTCAGCCAATTGCGGCTAACTTGGTTTATCGTTTTACGTGTAATAGAAGTTGTTAAGCTAAAATTTTTTATTATGCAAGCTGTAAAAAATGACAGCTATCAAAAATGACAGGTATATAGCAAAATGAAGGTGGCATTTTACAAAGGGAAAAAGCGGCTATTTAATAAGCTCGTTTCATGGTGGACACGAGGGCCTTATTCTCACTGCGAATTGGTATTTTCAGATGGAGAGAGTGCTTCATCTTCTTTTATGGACGGCGGTGTGCGCTATAAGCGTATTCTGTTTAACCACGATCTTTGGGATTTTATTGAGCTAGGGCCGCAGTTTGATGAACAAAAAGCCCGCGAATGGTTTGATAAACATGACGGCGCTCAATATGATGTAATGGGCTTAGTTGGATTTGTTTTTCGTCGAGTTGGTGATGATAAGAAAAAGTATTTTTGCAATGAGGCTGTACTTGCCGCGCTAGGGTTTTTGGAATCTTGGCGATTCGATCCTAATTCAACTTACGCCTTATTGGAAGGTGTAAAATGACAGACGCAAAAGATTGGGCATTAAATCGTTTAGAAAAGTTTGCTATTTATGTTTGTAGTTCTGCTATTGCTTTTTGTTCTTGGATGATGTGGGAACAGCATAAACTTAATGTAAGCGGGGAATTGCGTGACCAAAAAATCATGCAGATTCTTGACCAATTACAAAGGCATGATGCACAACAAGATCAGCAGATTTCAGAAATAAAAGGCCAGATGGTTGGCTGGGATACATTAAAACGGATTGAATTGTTTTTAGGTTCGCAGCCTTCTAATAAGCGCGGTGAAATGCTTGGCAATGCCATTAAAATGGAAAGAGAAAGCAGGGAAAAATGAAACTATCCAATAATTTCAATATTGAAGAATTTGAAGTTTCC